CCGGAAACCCCGCCGCCCGCTTGTCGGTCGTCAGCAAGAGATTCTCAACGAGCAGGTCGCCCAAATCGACCACCATCGAGACCGCCCGCGCGCTCTCATGGCCGGCCACATCCACCGCCTTCAGCAGATACGTGCGCGTGCCAAATTCGCCCGTGAGATCGTACCGCGTGGCGCTAATCAGCCCGCCGTGCAAGGGCTGCGCATCGCTCCAGCTGGTTTTCTCCCCGTGGTGCCGCCGCAGGCGAAACCCGGCAAAATCAGCCGGCGGGCGGGGGTAGGACCAGACCAGCCGGTCCCCGTCGCGCAGAAATGTGGTGACATCGGGCGGCGGGCTGGTATTCCCCACCACGGTATAACCGTTGATCGTGAGCCACGGCGAGACCTTGCGCTCGCGGTTCGTGAACGCGACCCCGACATCATACGTGCCGCCAGACTCGACCGGCTCGATCGAGAGCACACGCACCGCATCCCCCCAAAACTCGCGCCGATACGCCCAGGGCGCAGCGATCGACGATCCGGACGCCCGCCACTTGACGACGATCTCATCCACGTCCGTCAACCGCCCATTGCCGACCCCGATCGTGAGCACGATGCGCGCTCGAAAGGCCCCATCACTATCCCGCACCAACACCGTCTCGTCGGACGCGATCGCTAGTAATTGCGGTGTCGGCAGCTCCACCTGTCGCACAGCCGGCAACGTGATATGGCTCTCATGCGGCGGAATCACGCCCTGATCGGCCGCCAGGACTTCCGGCGCGGCATCGATCAACGTCAGGGTGGCGGTCAGGTCCGGACCGGGCCGAATGTCCCGCACCAGCAGCTCGACCGATTCGGCATTCAGCACACCCAGCAGCGCCAAATCGCCGACGGCAGGTACATTCGCCGCCGCAATCGGCGCAGTGAACGTCAAGACCGACTGCTCGCCGGCGACCGTCGTCACCTGCTGCACCAGGCTCGTGCCGTCGCGCTTGCGAAACCGCACGGCATAGCTCAGCGTCCCGTCCATCGTCAGCACATCATCCAGCGTGAACCCGGTGGCATTGCCGCCGCCATCGGTGGCCAGCGCGAGAATGCGGCCATAGCCCGCCCCGAAGAGCGGCACATCATGCACCACGCGCACCAGATCGCCCCGCGTGCAGACTAAATTCTCGGCGTCCACGGACAGCTCGTACGTTTCCGGCCTGAGCCGCGCCACCGCCAGGTGATACCGTCCCAACCGCCACGCCTGCTCCGCGTCCGTCACCCCGAGCGCGTCAAACGTCTCAAACACTGTCGCGTTCTCGGCCGAATACCCATCCGCATAGACGAGCCGCTCATCCTGGCGCCACCCCTGGGCCGCATTGATAAACCGCATCTTGAGCGCATGCGGCTGCGTCGCGAACAGGCGCGTCCCCCGAAACCCCCAGGAATTGCGCGGCGTAAAATGCTGCACCGGCGTGTATTGCACGAGGTCTTCCACCACGCTGTACTTCGCGTCCCGCATCCCGAAGCTCCCGCGCCCCGCCGCCAGCACATCGCGAATCAATTCAAAGACCGTCGTGCGGTAGTCCACGACATGATTAAACTCAAACCCGGCCGTGGTGCATCGGTAGCAGAAGTCTTGAATCGTTGCCAGGTCCAGCCGTGCGTCGGGGAGCGGGTTCGCGTTGGCCGAGCCCTGCAAGATGTCGCGGTAAATCGCCCCCGGATTGCTCGTCCCCACCATCTCCCAGGCCGCGCCGGTCCAGACCGGCAGCACGCTCTGCGCCACACAGTTAAATTGATCGAGTTGCCCGTTGAGCTGATCGCTGGCGCGAATGCGGAGCGCCACCAAACACAAACCGCTGCGACGGACCGGCGATGATGATGATGTGCCAGGCCTAATACGCAACGACCTCAGAGCGGTCCAGTACGAGTCGCCATAATAGTTAGGCAGGGCCCCTCCAGGCGGAGCAAAATCATCCGTGATACGACGGACCCGCACATCGTATTGTCCGACCACTGGCAGCGTCCAAGACACCGATGACACGGTTGCACCCTGCACATTGCCGGTGATCACAAACGTCGGACGCGCCTTGGTGGCGCTGGGGTCGATCCACAGTTCGTCATCGAGGTGCACGATGACGCCTCCATCAATGATCGTGACGACCAAGCCCCAGAGGCCGTTGGCGCGCGTAAACACATCAGATGCGCTGATGTATTCGCTGGTATACATAAGTCCGGTCTCTTTATAGGACCCGCGGTCCGCCGAGAATGTGCTGGCCACCTGTCGCCATTCTAACCAGAGATTGATAGGAACCGTGAGATCGGCCGGGGCTGTAAATCGACATCCCCATTTATCGACGGTGGCTCCTGCTGCGATTGCCCCTGTGACTTGCGTCCATGCCCCCGTATCTTCGACGGCCCGATACTGGACATCCATCTCGACAGTGTTGTTGGACGAGCCACCCGCAGACAGGACGAACAAGGAGGGGATCGTTACGTCCACCGTCAATTCTCGCGTGTTCGGTTGGCTCCGCCGATACACCCACTCGCCTTCTTGCGTGACCTTGATCGAGAGAGCGTCCTGATAAATATCCCACGTATACAGAGGCAGGTCCGGAATCGCGGCTTGCCCCGTCCCGACGTTCATTTCCACATCCTGAAACGACGATAGCGGAGTTTCACCGATTTTAAACTCGCTCAACGCCAGCGGCCCATACCCGCAACAGAACAGCACGCGAAGATATTGCGTCGACCCCACCATTTCCGTATACGGGCGAGCGGCCAGGGGCGGGAAGATCCGATGCCGTCCGTAGACGCGAGGAATGGGCGCATAGGGCGCCATCTGATTGCTGGTGCCGGTGAGGGTGAGCGTCGGACTCGTCGCAGCCGAGCCGCCCGACAATTCTTGCAGCTTCGGCTTGCCAGGAGGAATCAACGCGCTGACAGCCAGCGCGCCGCCGATCGCAATCGAGGCGCTCAGCAGCCCCCCGCCGAGCGTGCCGGCCCCGAACGCGGCCGCCCCGGCCGCCCCCGCCGCATACGGCGCGGCAATCGCCATCACCATGACGGCCAGCATGGCCACGATACGCGTCGAGTCCTTCCCGCTGTTCCCGCCCCCGCCTCCTGTGGGCACCACGCGCACCGTGACCAGCTGCCCGGCAGCGGGTCTGGCGGTGAGCCATTCCGCCTTCGGGACCAGCCGGTCGTCGATGAAGACGCGAGCACAGACAGGATCGGGATCGAGGCCCGCCTCGCCGAGCATCTGCGCGATGGTCAGTCCGGCCGGCATCGCCCGATGAATGCGGTCGATGGAAAACGGGTGCGGGCGAGCCACGAACTGCACCGGCATCATGCGGCACCCCGCACGTCCGGATGCCGCCCGAAGCGGGATAAACGAGAGCGCCACTTACGCGCGTCCCACCGCTCCAGCGAGGAGCCGACGCCGCGCTGGCAATGCAGAAACCACGGCGGATCGACCACGAGCCCCGCGTGGCACACGCTGCCCTGGATCGCGAAGAGCACCACATCGCCCGGCCGCGCCTGCGCCTCTGGCACGAGCGCCCACACGGGAGCCTCGCGACGTACGAGCGCCTGGATTTCCTCCCGGTCCGTCACGGTGGGATACGCCTCGCTGTAGTCCGGCACGTCCACGCCATACCCCCTGCGCAAAGCCAGGCGCACCAGCCCCCAGCAGTCACACCCGTCCACCGTCCGCCCCTTTGCGACGAACGGAATCCCGATCAACTCTGTGAGCCATCTAGCCATATAATCCAGGGAAAAACTGCGGTGTGAACGACCCTTCAGGAAAGGGCTCCGTCACCAGCTCCTCCAGCGTCAAATCCCCCTCCACCACCAGATGATCATAGCCCGCCTGGCGCAACGTGAACCCTGGGAACGACGCCTCAATCGTGTCGGGCTGGCTGGCCAGACACACGTCGAGCTGCACCGTCGGCGCGCTCGACAAGCCGCGCACACTCGCCACGATCGTCCGATCGACGTTGTCGATCGCCAGACGCAGGCGCGGCGGCTGGTCCTCCTGCTCGCCCGGCAGCGTCAGCGTAAACGGAAACGCCGTATAGACCTCCCCGTTGCTCGTCACGTTCTCCATGTTATTCACGACGCGAATCGGCGCAGCGAGATCGTCATGGTCGATCGTCAGCAATAAGAGCCAGACCTCGCCGGTCTCGGCCCCATAGAGCGATTGTCTCGCCAGCGTCGAAAGGCTGCGGCTCATGGCAAGAGCTCCAGCGGCGTCGTGACACGCCAAGCATCAGGTCCGAGATAGACATAGGTCGGAGGAGCCGAGAATCGGAACTCGGCGGCCGCGCCGGTGCGCGGATGACTCAAGCCGACAAACCGCTCCGCGCCACCGACCAGCGTCGTGACATAGAATGTGTCGAGCGTTGCCACCTGCGCCTTCGTCAGGATCCACGAGCAGGAAAAACTCCGGATGCCGGCGGTATAGCGGCGGCGCACCTTCGG